TCAATGCTGCCGGGCAGGTCGTCCTGTCGCAGCCGCCGCCGCTGCCGACGCTGGGCGGCGGGCAGGTTCCCGGGGCTCCGCCGCCTGCCCCTCCTCCGGCTCCGGCATCGACGTCCAACGTCACGGTCACGACGCCCGACGGCGGCAAGGTCACGACGATCGGCGGCAAGGACCTGCCGGCCGGCGAGGTGACGGCGATCCGGAAGCAGATGGATACCCTGAACAAGCTGCGCGGGGCCGCCACGGCGCTGACCGAGAGCGTTACGAAGACCGGGATGCAGCTGGGCGGCCGGCAGGCGGCGCTGTACGAGGACGTCCAGACCCAGCTCCGGCTGGCCAACGAGCTGGGTGTCCTGAACGGACCGGACGAGCGCAAGCTGCTCGAGCAGCTGTCCAATCCGACCTCGTTCATGACCATGCTGAAGGGCGGCGGCGGCATCGGCTACTTCAACGCCCAGATGAAAGTGCTGCAGGAAAAGATCGACCGCGAGCTAGGGATGTTCCGGCAGCGGATCGGTGAGCCATCTCCGGCTCCGGGCAGTGGATCGGGCGGTGGATCGGGCGGTGCTACGACCAGACTGAAGCTCGACAGCCAGGGGAACATCATTAAATGACCATGGAAGCCGAACTGCCGGACGGCACGGTCCTGGAGTTTCCCGACGGCACAGCGCCGGAGGTCATTCAGACTGCCGCGAAGAAAGTGCTGTCGGGCCAGATGGGGCTCGAGGACCGGCTCGACCGGCGGACCGGAGCACCGGTCGCGGTGCGGGCCGGGGTCGGCGGCGCCGAGAGCCAAAAGGACAGGCTGGCCACGCTGCGGAAGTACTATCCCGACGCCGAGCCCTACGGCGACGGCAATTTCATCTACACCAGTCCGACGACCGGCAGACCGACTCTCTATAATGAAGAGAACACCCGGTTCTTCGGCCTGCCGATTCCGACGCTCGGTGACATTGCCAGCGTCGGGCCGGAGGTCGCCGAGACGGTCGGCGCCGCTGGGGGTGCGGCGCTCGGTATGGCGGCGGTGCCGTTCACGGGCGGGTTGAGCGCCGCGACGGTGCCAACAGCGGTTGGCCTGGGGGCTGCTGGTGGGCGCGAGATGTACGGCCTGCTCAGCCAAGCCCTGCTCGGCTCGGAGGATACCCGGGGGCTCGGCGAGCATACGGCCGACGCGGCGCTGACGACCGGACTGAACGCGGTGGCGGGACCGGTCTCGGACGTCGTTATGAAGGGTGTGCGGGCGGCGACCGGGCCGGTGACGCGCTACATCGGCGGCAAGCTGCGCGATGCCGACATGAGTGCAGCTCTGGAGCGGCTCGGCATTCCCGCGACGGCCGGGCAGACGACCGGCAACAAGGTGCTGCAGCTGCTCGAGACCGGGGTCTCGAACCTGCCCGGCGGGGCCGGCGTCATGCAGCGTCAGGCGGACCGGACGATCGCCGCCACAGATGCCGCGGCGGAGCGGGTCTCGCAGGGCGTCGCCAACGCCCAGCCCAGGTCGGTGCCGGGCGGGCCGGTGCTGGGCACCGAGGCGACGGGGGAGTCGCTCAAGGCCTCGGCCAAGGCTGCCGGCCAGACGTTCAAGGCCACCCGGCAGCGGCTCGACGACGAGGCGGTTCAGCTGATCGGCGCCACCAGACCGACGCCGCTGACCCGGGTCGAGACCGTGCTGGCCGACATGCAGGCCCAGCTGGCGCGGGCGCCCGCCAGCCAGCCGGAGCTGCAGCGTGCAATCCGCGAGGCGGATGCCATGCTGAATGACAGCGATCCGCTGCGCCATGAGCTGCCGTTCGACGTCGTCCGCAAGATCAGGACCCGGCTCGGGCGCGAGCTGGACCGGCCCGACCTGTCGGGCTACCGGCCGGGCGAGGATGCTCACATGGCGCGGCTGTACGGCGCGCTGAAAGAAGACCTGTACGGCGCCGCGGCCCAGGCCGGGCCTGACGCGGTCAAGAAGCTGCAGCTGCACGACCGCTACGTCCGGTTCATGCGGAACGACGCCGACGGCCGGGTGCCGCCGCTGGAAACGCTCCAGAAGATCGTCGACACCGGGACCGACGCCCAGGCCTACGCCTACGCCATGCAGGGTTCGAAGGACGGGGCGCAGCGGCTGATCCGGCTGCGCGCCAGCATGAAGCCGGAGGAGTGGGACGTCGTCGCCGCGACCGTCTACGACCAGCTCGGGCGGGCGCTGCCAGGTAAACAGAGCGCCACCGCACTGGGCGAGGCGGCGTCGGATTTCAGCGTTTCCACCTTCCTGACCAACTGGAACCGGCTGCAACAGAATGGCAGCGCCAAGGCGATTTTCAGTGGCACGCGGTACCGCGACCTGCAGCAGCCCATCAACGACTTGGCCAAGGTCGTGAGCGGGCTGAAAGACGCGGAGAAGATGGCGAACACGTCCGGCACGGCGCGCAGCAATGCCGTCATCACGCTGTTCACGGCGCTGGGCGGATCGGCCGGGGCGTATCTGGGCGGCGACGCAACGTCGGCCGGGGGTGCCGGACTGGGCGCCGCGGCGATGCTGACCGGCGGCGGCTTCGGGGCCGCCAAGCTGCTGACCAACCGGTCTTTCGTCCGCTGGCTGTCGACCACGGCGAAGGTCGTCATGAACCAGCCGACGGCACTGCGGGCGCAGATTTCCCGGCTGTACACCGTGGCGGAGCAGGAGCCGCAGCTGCGGTATGAGATCGAGCGCTACGCCAGCCAGCTGGAGCCGCAGGCACAGGCGCCGTGAGGGCTCCTTTGCTTGCTAGCTTGCTAGCTTGCTTGATAGCCGGCTGCGCCGTTGAGGGGAGGGTGATCGAGATGCCGGAGACCATCGTGCCGCTGAAGAAGGGCGATGCGGATTTGTTGACGAGGGTGGTCTGGGCAGAGGCGAGGTCTGAGCCATTCGAAGGCCAGTGCGCGATTGTCTGGATTATTCTGAACCGCCTGCATCGGGAGCCGGGCAGGTTCCCGAGCACTATCCAGGGCATCATAATGCAGCCTTGGGCATTCTCATGTTTCAACACTTCCGATAAGCAGTGTGAAAAGGTCAAGGTGGTTTCCGAGCCCGACCCGGCATTCATCGAAGCCATGCATGCGGTCACGTCAGTTCTGACCGGGCGGGTTCCTTCGCCGGTCGGGAAGGCTGACCATTACTTTCTGACCTCCATGGCTAAGCCGCCGGCATGGCGGAAATCCATGACGCTGGTCAAGCGTCTGGGCTCACATACCTTCTTTTCCGAGAAGCCCTAGGTACGCCACCGTACAGACTACTGGCCAATAGTGTTAAGTAATATGTATTATCAATCCTCCCTGGTTTCATGGTGGAGGGGCTGCGATGCGTCGGTTCGAGATGTGGCTGCTGGAGCGTTGGCTCGGACCCCTGGTGTGGTTCTAGGGCGGTGTCGTATGTCTCCCTCCTGTGGTCTCCTATGACGGAGGAGGAGCGGGCCGAACGTATGGCGACGGCGATCCTGAACTCCCTCGACACTTGGATCCGCGCTACGGAGGAAATCGCTGAGGCGGCAATCCCGTTTACCGGGAACAAGTCTAGGGTTTTACATCTTCAACGCAGCATGCTCAGCGCCAAGCAGACCTTACGCCGACTGGCGGGTTTGCCGGAAGAAGACTAATCCGAAAGGAAAAGAGCTCAAAATCGAAGTAGGTACTCCTTAACGCGAAACGGTCATTCTGTCCGGGCAGCGGGGCCAGGGTTCTGTCCGTCCCCTTCGGTCACGACGCGGCACACTGCGCCGTGCGGCCACCGCTGCTTTTGGACGGATGAATTTTGATGACCAAAGTATTTCGTTTTCTGGTGAGCCGCCTGTCCGAGGGCGCCACATATCGCGGCGTGGTGATGATCGCAACGGCTGCCGGCGTCACGTGGCGCCCCGAGATGGTTGCGGCCATCACAAGTGCCGGCATGGCTGTTGCCGGCCTGATTGGCATCCTGTTTCCCGACCCGGTCGCCCCGACCGCGCCGGCTGCCGAGTAAACGTCATGTCATTTTTCGGCGGCGTGGACTCACAAGAGCGCGAGACGTTGCACGAGCTGATCAGCCTGTTGCTTGACAGACTGGACACCCAGCGCCGGCTGGCCGAGGACCTGACGCGCCAGCTCGAAGCCGAGCGTGAGCGGCTGCAGGTCCTCGAAGCCCTGCACTACGGGCTCTGCTGATCATGGGGACCTATCGCAGGCGTCAGTTGAGTGACTCGGCAATCTGCGCGCTCTACCAGCAAGGTTTCAGCCGGACTGAGATCGGCTGGCGGGCAAAAATGTACGACAGCGAGATCCTGGTCGTGCTGCGGGAAAACGGCGTGCAGCTCCGCAGCAGCAGCGAGAGCCAAGCGCTGGCCAGGAGCCGCCGGCTGGCTAGAGAGCGGATGCAAGCCCGGCAGCAATGAGACTGGTCGGTCTCATGGCGTATGACCAACCTGCGATTTTTAATAATTCGTGAGCCGTCACGTAAACGGCCGGTTGGTGAAATGTTCAGCCTTCTGCCTCGACCATGTGGGCCAGTCGGACGGCGCGGCCGGTCTCCTTCCCATGCTTCTCGGCAATCGGGCGAAAATGATACTCGGCAATCTCGCGCTTTCGATGGGCAAGCGGGATCATGCCGCCAAGCGCAGGGTGCATGGCAACGATCATTCCTTCACCACCGTCCGGTTCGGTTTCGAGCCAAACCCATTGTTCATAAGGCGCTGTCATTTTCATGCCTTGCAGTAGGTTTCAAAGGAGCGGTTATCGGGCAGCGGAGATCAGGTTATCGGCGGTTATCGGCGGTTGTCGGTTGACATCGATGCTGCATAAAATTCCTCAATCGCGGCGCGGGTCCGGCACACCATCGCGATGATGATCGGGTCGTCCACCTCGCCCGCGGCGATCAGCCGTTCCATCTCGGCGGTGTGGCGGTCGAGGTTCGTGAACGTCCTCAGCCACTCGGCTTCGAGGTAGCCGTCCATGGTCAACTCCCCTGCTTGTCGTTGAAGGCCTGCTGCCGGCGGGCCTGGGCCAGGGCAACTTCGGCCTGGGCGCGGAGGTGGGATGCCTCCTCGTGCAGTTTGGACGCGGCCTCCATGTCCCGCGTCCAGCGCGCCATGCGCGCCGACTCCCCTTCCTGCCATTGCTTGTGCCGGCGGTAGGTCCAGTGGATCAACCAGAGCTGGAGGGGAACGATCACCCAGATCAGGCAGACGGCAATAACGCGAACCCAATCGGGTAGGACGGTGAGCATCATGATTTATCATTTCTTAATCCGGAGGAAGCAGTCTGGAGCGGCTCTCCCCGGAGCGCTCCTGGACCTGCCGGCCTCGGATAGCCCCACTGTTCCTGCAGTGGGGCTTTCTCTATCAAGCCTCGGCTCGCTCAACTGAGAGCTTGACCGGTTGCTCCCTCAGCCAGTTCCAGACGCTGCGGCAGGCCAGTGCGTCAGCCCTGGCCCGGTGCGCGGCGCCGTCCGCCACGTGGCCGACCCCGGCGGCTGCGACGGCCAGCTTGGGCCAGCGGTAGTCGCCGCGGTATTCGTTCCATTCGCCAAAGTGCGGCGACGCTGCGATCATGCAGCAGGAAATTGACCGGGTGACCCGGCCGATCATCGGGAAAAACTGCACATCATACGATGCGTTGTAGATGACGAGGTCGTGGCCGGTCAGCAGGGCCAGGACGAAGGCGCGGACGGCATCGGCCGGCGGGGCCGAGGCTACCATCTCGTCCGTGATGCCGTGGATGGCCCGGGCCTGCGCCGGAATTGGTCGGCCGGGATTGACGAGCGTGTCCAGGACGGTGCGGCCGTCGTCGGCGACGATCGCACACTCGCACATTTCGGCGTCGAACAGCCCGGTCGTCTCGGTGTCGAGGAAAAAAATCACAAAGCACCTCCCCGCCGCTCGGCCTGGGTCTCGCGCAGGTACGGCACGACGGCGACGCGAACACGCTCCTGATCGTCCTCGTGAAGCTGCCGGATCTCGCTGACGATCGCGGGCTCGCTGCTGGTCGTCAGCTCGAGGATCTGCCCGATGTAGAAGTGGTACATCTCCTCGACGTCGAAGTCCCAGTCCGGCTTCTCGTCGTTCTCCGGGTTGTCGAGCTGCCCGACGATGTAGTCGTAGGCCGCTTCGATGATCGTATCCAGGTCTTGCATCGCCATCCCCGTTGTTATTCGGGAATCATCGGACGCAATTAATTATCGGTCAACCCACACGTACTGCGCTCAGGTGGCCCAGCACACCGAATGCTGCCAGGAGCCACAGCACGACCGCGATCACCACGACGATGTTCAGGATTCGCTTAATCTTGCTGTCCATCGGAATGTAGACGTTGGTCAGCCAAAGAAGGACTCCGACGACGATCAATGTGATCACGAGAGAGATCAGAGACATCCGCCTATCCTTTCAGGGGAGGGTGAGCAGGAAGGCGCGGACGGCCGCGATGGTGGCCTGCTCGGCAGGCGACCCGTAGGTGGCGGCAAGCGCTTCCATGCCGGCAAGGTCGAGCGTGCGCAGGTGCTCCAGGCAGCGCTGGAGCGAGGATGCCTCGATCCGGTAGGTCTTCTCACTGGTTGGCATTGCGGGCGGCCCTCCGGGCCTTCGCGAGCTTGGCCTTGGCTGCCGCCGCGGCGGGATTGCGGTCGCGCACCGGTACGCCGTGCTTCCTGAGAATGCTGTAGATGCTGGCCGGGCAGCAGCCGGCGGCGTCCGCCAGCCTGACGCCGCTCTCGCCCGCGCCATAGCGCTGGACGATCTCCGACTCGGGCAGCTGCAGCTTGTGGCCGGCGCCCAGGCCGGGGCGGCGGACGGCTCCCCCTGCGGCCCGGACGAGCTGGAGCACGATTTTGGCCGCGCAGCCGGCGCGGTTGCCGACGGTGTCGCTGTCGACACCGCTCAAGTACATCTCGACAATTTGGTCGTCGGGCAGCAGCCGAACTTTCGGCACGCCACGTTGATATGAAACCACCCAAGTTCTCCGGCCAGGAGTCTGGTCGGAAGGTAGCAGCAATTTGCGACATTAACTATTTAATACGGGCGTATGCCTAAAACCCAGGCTTACTGCGGTAAAATGCTACCGTTTGCCGTAAAGGCGAGAATAGTTTTAGGTAAAGCCCATCATTTGTTAACGAATGAAAACGGCACCAACAGTTCCTGCCTCAAATTTGTTCAGGAAAATTGGTGGGCATACTCCGCCTGCGTTCAAACTTAACCTTGAAAGGATCCCGGTGGATGTGCTGCACTGCGTTCCTGGCGCAAATGATCTCGCCGCGCCGATCAGCACAGTGTCTAAATATTTGTCAGTTTACGGGATCTAAAAGGAAATTTCGGGTCGTAAGACCCGGAGTTGCGGCAGCGTAGAAAGCTTACCCGGTTTTCCTGGCCTGGAGACTAAGGAAGCGAAACGCGCTGCCGCACCCCGACACAGCAGGACAACCGTCCTACTGCCCGACAAACCAAGGCTTCCGCCTTGGAGTCTAGCCGTCACAAGGATAGAGCCCTTGGAACGTCTGAACCGATATTCGCTGGGAAATGGCGAGGATTGCAACGGTCAATCTGGGGCCACTCTTCTTTTTAATGTCCCGGACCTACCCGATCGGGCGACAGAAGCTGAAGGCATACTCCCTACGTCATTAGCGACGGCTAATGATCCTGCCCCCAACGATCCCGCCCCTGCCATCCGGCGTATGACCGTGACGGCGGCGACCGGCATGGCGATCTACGTCTTCACGGTCGTCCTCGGCTGGGCCGTTATGGCCGTCATCATCGGCGCGTGGTTTCACGGGGGCCACCGGTGAGCGCCCCCTACCGGGTCGAGAGTTGCCGGCTGTTCCGGCGCGACGAGCTTCTGCTGTCCGGCAACGATTTCGAGCTGCGCAGGTTCGCGGCCGTCCTCAACGCCGCCAACCCGGCGGACGCCAGGGTCGCGCCGACCTTGCGGCAACTGTTCAAGCTCGTTCCCGAGTTCTCATTCGGCCCCGGCCCCAGGCTGTTGAACGACGGCACGCCGATGGTGCATGTCGGCCGATCGGTCGGGCGAGCCCGATCCGAGAGGTCGGTGTCATGAGCCGCTCGGTCATTCCAGAGTGCGGTGACCAGCGCTGGCGTAGCCATAAAGGTCCGGCGCTGATCCTGTTCGGCTCGCTGACGTTTGACGCGCTGCTGGTCCTCGCCGTCGTGGGGTGGCTGTCATGACGCTCTCCCCGCTATGCCGATCGGGCACGCCCATGATTGCCGCAGTGCAGCATTGTGTGCAGCATCGCGTCGTGGTAGAAACGCGGCGGGCGGCAGGTCCCCATCAACGCAGTTACCTTGCCGGTGGCGCGTCTTTGGGGCCACGACCTGCCGTCCTACATCGTTCTATCGCTACAGTGTCCTTGAGGGTTTGCGGAAATTCACTCCCCGCGGCGGCCGTCATCCGCCGCGGGGTTTTTTCGCATCGCCGTTCTTCAATTAAACATTGCGCCCCGACTCAGCTGAGTGCACTCTGCCGGAGACGCTTCACGGGCGTTTCCTCCTTGTTGTTCGATGACTCCCCTAACCCTGCGGCTCACGACCGCAGGGGCCTTTCGCGTTCAGGCCAGCAGGCTGAGCGCCAGGACAGCACCGCAGGCAACCGTCACGCCGGGCCAGCCGGCGGCGAGATAGCCGCAGCAGCCCAGCGCGCTGCCGCCCAGGAACAGGCCCAGCCCGGCCCAGCCGCTGAGGACGACGAGCGTCGCAGCGCAGCCCAGCCACGCCGCCAGCAGGACGACGAGCCCCCACCCCGGCATTCAGGCCAGCAGGTGAATCAGCACGGGCATCATGAAGGTGCCGCCGAGCATCATCAGCAAGCCGGTCCATGCGATGCGGGGCTGGTTCTCCAGAAGGCTTTGCAGGCTGATGAAGAACACCAGCACCCCGACTGCCGCCGCTATCCCGGCGCACCATACCAATGCATGTGCGGCCCCGGAGAGGAAGCCAACGACGTCGTTGCGGGCCAGAAAGACCAGCACGAGCAGGGAGCCCACCGTGATCAGGTTCCAGCAGCAGTCACAGCTGCGGTTGTCGTTTCTCATTTACGCCGCGACCGACTGCTCGACCTGAAGCGCCCGCTGCAACAGCCGGCGGATAGCCTCGCCTTCCGTGTCGATTTCCTGCCGATGGCGCCAGCGCTTGATCTCCGCGCGCAGGCTCGGGTCCATCAGCAGATTGACGCGCTCCACTTCCTTCCTTGCTTCCTTGCTCATCATACCACCGCCAGTAGGACTCTCATAAAGAGCAAGATAAATCTGCCGCGCCTTCTATGCAAGAGTGTTGACGTACTATTTGGCGTTCGATATTATCAGTCTCATCACTCTCAAGATGAGGTTTCCTGGCCATGACACATCCCGCCATCATCGCCCGCCGCGCGTCCACGATCGAGGACCTGCAGCAGACGTTCCACCACATCGACAGCCGCCGCCTGCAGTGGTTGGCCGGTCTGCTCGACGAGTGCGAGTACCACGGCGCCGCCCGTCTGGCGCGCGAGTGGGCGAGAGAACACGAGATGACCGCCGACCGGCTCAGCGGCGCCTCCCAGATCGGGGATGCAGCATGAGCCGGACCAAGGAATGGCTGATGGACCAGCACGACCGCGACGTCGACCTGCTGGCCGCCGAGAACGCGAACCTGCGCGACCTCGTCCGCCAGATGCTGGCGGCCTGCGAGGCGGTGCTGGCCGACATCAGCGACGAACACAGCGAGGCCTGGGTGGTCCCGGAGGTCAGGCATCAGGTCCTCGCGGCGATGAACCGGGCGAGGGGATTGGCGGAATGATCAACACGACGGAACAGCTCTACCGGGCCGCGCACCGGTTCCGCATCATCGCCGACGAAGGCGCGCAGATGCTCAAGGCACCGGCGTTCGAGATGGCCGAGCACGCCCGGGCCTCGTACGGACCGCACGCGACGGTCAAGGAGTGGGCGGTGCCCGGCGGGCTGGTGCTGGCGCGCAGCGTGGTCACGCACGACCACGCCGAGTACTGGCTGCGGAGCGATCTGCTGGACAAAGCGGTCGCGGCGCTCGCCGCCGAGCAGGCCGACAGCAACCGCATCATCAGCGAGGTGGCGGGCTGGATCAGGCGCACCGACGCCGAGGGTGCGGCGCGCACCGGCATGACGATCGATGCGTTCCGCGCCCGGCGGCTGCGCGATGGGATGGCTTGGGACAAGCGCCGCGCCAAGCAGAGGGCCGGATCATGACGTCAACGAACGTTGCTGTTCTCCCCTCGGACCAAGCTCCGCTTGGCCGAAGTGCCGCCCCGGTCCTGCAGTTCGAGCCGCGGGCACGGGCGCTGATACCACAGTCAATGGACGAATGCGTCCGGCTGGCGCAGATCTGCGCCAAATCCGGACTGCTGCCGAAATCCTTCTACGACGACGGCAAGGACCCGGTCGCGGCTGCTTTCGTGGCGATCCAGTTGGGCGCTGAGGTGGGGCTCAGCCCGATGACAGCCGTGCAGTACGTGGCGGTCGTCAACGGTCGGCCGACCCTGTACGGCCCGGCGCAGCTCGCCATCGTCCAGCGCAGCGGGCTTCTGGAGATCTTCGAGGAGGGGGTCGAGTTCGAAGCCGGCAAGTTGGCCGAGGCGTGGTGCCGGGTCAAGCGGACGGGGCGGCCGGAGAAGACCACCCATTTCACGTGGTCGCAGGCGAGCAAAGCTGGGCTGACGAACAAGAAGGGGCCGTGGCAGGAGTACCCGGAAAGGATGATGCAGGCCAGGGCGCGCACGTTCGCGTTACGCGACCACTTTCCCGACGTGCTGCTCGGGCTGGCCTACAGCACTGAGGAAATGGGCGACGTGCCGGTGGCGACCCGGATCGTCGATCACGTGCCGGATCCGGTTCCCGATCTGGAGCCGGAGGTCGTCCCACCGAAGCCGGAACCGCCGCCGATGCCCGCCACGTTCGCGGTCCAGGTGCCCTACGGCGGCGAGCCGGTGCTGTATGCGAGGAACCGGGGCGGGGCCAAAGAGGCGCTTGCCGAGATCGGCAAGATGTTCAACGACAAGTACTGCGACGTCGTCCTGCTGAACAGCGGCATCCTCGACCAGATCGCGACCAAATTTCCGGATCTCGCCGAGGAGATCCGTGAGCTTCGGACCTCGGCCACCGACGCGCTGACGCCGCACGACGAGCCGCCCGACGGCTTCGCGGCCGAGTTCGTCAACCACGTTGACGATGACGACGATATGCCCGCCGACGCACACGCCGGAACCTAATCTCCCGCCTGCGGTGGCGCTGTTCCGGCAGCGCCGCCGCTCCTTTCCCGTCACCCGGACACTGCCGATGCTTGACGCAGACACCGCAACCGAGCCCGAAGAAATTAACATGCCGGCCGTTGAACGAACCCGCTGGGGTCCGTTCTCGCCCGGCATTTCTGCGGAGGACCGGCTCTCTCGCCTGCGCGTCGCGCGGGCCTTCGTGCAGCGCTACGTCAGGCCGGGCCATCCGATCCACGCCATCCTGTGCGACGCGGAGTCCGGTGAGCCGGAGGACCTCGAGCTGGCGCGCCTGGAGTTCGACCGGCTGCCAGCATTGCCCCAGCGCCACATCCTCGACAGCTACGCCCAGCATTGGCAGCGCAAGCCCCGCCCGCGCAACAGGAGGATGGCCGATGCCGTGTGACTGCCCGGGCTGCCGGATGGCGTTTCTGATCGCCGAGGCCGACGACGACGACGCCGTGAGCCGGCGCCGGTCCGGGATGGTGTCGTACTACATGGAGCGGTTTGGGATGATGTACCCCGAGGCCATCGCCATGCTCGACCGTGAGCGGGACCTGCAGTGGAAGGCCGCGATCGAGGCGATGGTCCGCCGCCACGACCTCGATGAGGACGACGCCATCAGCCACGTCCTAACCCACGGTGTCAATCCGTCGGAGCTGATCCAATGACGGCGGCGGTCGAGAAATTCCCCGAGCCCCTGCGGTTGCTGGACATCAACCGCATCCGGATCGACGGCGGCACCCAGCCCCGCGTGCAGCTGGACGGTAACAAGGTCAAGGAATACTCCGAGGCGATCCTGCACCAGGGCGCCCGGTTCCCGCCTATCGATGTGTTCTTCGACGGGGTTGACTACTGGCTGGCCGACGGTTTTCACCGGCTGTTCGCGCACCAGATGCTGGCCGGCAATGAGAGCGTGGTTAACCTGCTGGCGCAGTTGGACCAGGACATTCAGCGCATCGCGGCGACCGTCCACGAGGGCGGGCAGCGCGAAGCCGTCCTGTTCTCGGTCGGGGCGAATGCGCTGCACGGCCTGCCGCGCAAGAACGAGGACAAGAGGCAGGCGGTTAAGACGCTGGTTCGGGATGTGCAGGACGGCTGCACCGTCGATCGGCATATCTGTCGGGGCCGGCCGCGCGAAGAGTGGTGCTGGAATACCTGGGCTGATCGGGAAATCGCCCGGCAATGCGTCGTGTCCAAGCATCTGGTCAACACCGTCCGCGCCGAGTTCATGGAAGAGATCGGCCATACTGGACCTAAAGGCCAGTATGAAACCCGGACCTTTATTCACCCGAAGACCGGCCAGCCGTCTGAAATGAACATCGGCAACATCGGCAACATCGGGACCATCACGCCGGCTCCCTCGCCGGAGCAGGTTGCCGAGCGGGCTGCCGAGCGCGCCGCTGAGGTCGAAGCCATGCCGGCCGGCTATCAGGCGGACCTCGAGGACTACGCGCCGACCGTCCAGCCGGATGGCGTCCACCCCGCAACCGAGCGCGCCATCGACATTGCCATCAAGGCCCAGATCCTGGCGCTGTCGCTGAGGATCACGCCCTCGACCTTCCGTGACGCCTTGCCGCCGCTGATGCGCGACAAGGTCGCCGCGACGTTCGACGTACTTTCCCCCTGGCTGAAAGCACTGGAGGTGACCCGCCATGAAGCCGACTGATCCCGGAAACCTGACTGAGTTGATCCGCGATTGTGCCATCGACCTGTGGCAGCGGGGCGTGACCGACGCCACCGGCTTCGTGGTCGCGTTCAACACGCGTTACAGATCCTGCCTCACCGAGGAACAGAAACTGTACTGCGTCGACAAGTGGATAGCCGTGGCTGGCAGGAAGATGATGCACACGGTCGGCAAGGAACTGAAGAAAATGAAGGGTTCTTTTCAGTACGACCTGCCGATGGACCTGCAGAAATACGACATCCCCGACACTCTGACGATGGAGAAGCGCTGGGTCCCCATCCACGATGCCGACGAGATCGACTTGGACGAATACTTGGCGGCGCTGCAGGAAAACGCCGACGAATGCCTGAACAAGATCCTTGGCTTCACGACCTTCGTGGAGCGGGTGCGGCCGGTGCTGCGCGCCAACCCCGGCTGGAAGACCGGCGACGCTCTCCGCTGGCTGAAGAGCCAGGAGCGGAGGGCGGCGTGATGCAGGTCAAGATGCCAGACGGCCGGGTGGTCGAGATGACGCGGGAGGAACTGGCGCGCTCGGTCAGGCTCAGCATCGGGGAGAAGCTCGCGCGCGCGGCCGGCGTCCTGCCGACCGACTCCGAGGTCATGAGAAAGCTCAAGATCGGGATGTATGCCTCCGGCCAGACGGGAAGGCTCGCCCCATGACCGGCAACGCCACCGAGCAGGAACTCGCCCTCCTCGCCCGCCTGCGGGCCGACGAGATGGTCGAGTCGCTGTCCCGGCTCGACGAGCACGGCTGGGTCCTGGCCCGCGCCGTCCTGCACGAGCTGGCCCTGCGCCGGATGTACTCGATGGATCCGCGCCGGGCGGGTCCGTCGGTTCTCCAGGAGCAACTCAAGAAGAAGGAGAAAACCCCATGATCGGACTTGCGGAACCACCGCATCGGTGGGACGCTGAAACAGCAAAGCCCGGTGCAGCTAACACCGGGCCTGCCGCCATACCTTGTGGGGGTGTGGTGATCACAGCGGACTGGGGCCGCCATGAAGGCATCGAACCCTTCAAGGATGGCTGTCTCGCGCCTTCTCGTCAAGAGGGCTCATGGCAGGTTCTCGTCCGCTCTCTGCAATGGAGGGCGTAGATGCAGTGGCTTCGGCTTTATCACGACACCCCGAACGATCCCAAGTGGCGCGTTGTCTCTGTCCGATGCGGGCAGCCGGTCGGCAACGTGCTGTCCGTCTGGATGATGATGCTGACCTGCGCCAGCGAGGCCGAGCAGCGCGGCACCCTGGAAGGCTGGGACGATGAGATGGTTGCAGCGGTGCTGGGCTATGCGCCGGCTACCGTGACCGCGATCCGCGCCTCCATGCAGGGGCTGGTGCTGGATGGCTGGAGGCTGACCGGCTGGGAGAAGCGACAGAAACAGAGCGATACATCTGCCGAGCGGACCCGTCGTTATCGCACCAAAAATACGGATGACGGCGGCGACGGCGGCGCATCGGCGAAAAAACCGAACGGCGCATTCACCCGTCACGGTGACGGCGATGTGACGGTCACAGAAGTGAATGTGACGTCACAAGCCGCTGATGTGACGTCGGCTCCCTCGTGCGCGAAGACTTCAGACTTACAGAAAGAAAGTAAGGGGGAGTCTGTGTGTGAAGTGGGAGTCGACCCGCGCGAGGCACACACACAGGGCGCCCCGGAGTTTTCTGAAACAAAATCAGCAAACGTAGTCCAGTTCGCTCCGCCGGGAGGTCGGAGCCCGATCCCGGTCGGCTGGGTGCTGCCGGCACCGTACCGCGCTTATGCCGAGGCGGCGGGCCAGACCAACATCGACGGGGCTGCTCGGCGGTTCGTGATCCACTGGAGCGGGCGCGGGGCGAAGACCGAAGCCGAGTGGCGGCAGGCCTGGAAAAACTGGATCGACGAAAACATCGAGCGGGGATACGGCAATGGCAAGCAACGTCACGACGATCAGCGGCAACGGGGCCATGGGGACCTTGCTTCCTTCGTTAAGTCCAATCTGCCGCGATGGGTTGGCGACGCCGAAGGAAGTCCGCACGGTTGGTGACGGCGCTGCCTGCGAGATCGTGCCGGGTGTCTGGAAGCCCCCTGCCGTCGTCACCGAGCCGATGATTCTCGAGTGCCGGCGTTGGATCGAGGCGCTGCACAAGGTCGACGCCCCGGCGCAGGACGGACGGATTCGTGTGTGGCTGTCGAAGCTGCTGTTCGGGCTGAGCGGCAACCACTCGGAGGACATGATCAACGCCAAGATGGGGGCTTTTGCCTTCGCGCTGGCCGACAAGCCTGCATTTTGCTTCGACGATGCGACGCTCCGCCGGGCGCAGAAGCATTTCAAATCGTTCTGGCCATCCGCCGGGGAGCTGATCGAGTTCATGGAAGGGATCGAACGCGAGGTTCGGGTAGCGGCCGAGCGGGCCTGGAAGGTGATGGACGGCGGGCCGCGCGCCGCCGGAGCGCCCAGGACGCGCCGGCCGTGGGCGGAGGGCGGCGCCGAAGACCACGCCGAATACCTGCGCGAGAAGGCCGACCGAGAGCGCCAGGAACTGGTCGAGATCATGCGCGACCGGGACGCCGCCGCTGGCAAGTTCGCAGCCGACACGCCAATGCCGGAGCGTGATCCCGAGGAGACCGCGAAGGAATACGTCAAGCGGCTGAACAAGCACACCTACGAGCAAATCAGCCTGGGGGACAAGGCGCGCCGGAAGGACGAGGAGCGGCGGATTCGCGCGGCCGAGATTGACGCGAATGCGAAAACTGCCAAGCCTGTCAAGCGACCGACGAACCCAGGCCCGACGCCGACGCAGATGCAGGAATCTGCTGCGGCATTCAACGCCGCACACCCGCCGCAGGAACACGGGCCGCCTCCTCCGCCAGCACCGGAGGTGCCGTCATGACCGCGCCGACCTGCACCTGCATCGCCGACCGGCAGGCCGGGCTGGCGGCGGACAACACCGAGCTGACGCTGACATGGTGCTCGGACACGCGTCAGGTCACGCCGACCATCGTGACGCGGGAGATCGACCCGGCCGGCCGCGAGGCGGTGCTGGTGGTGCCGCTGTTCTGCCCGTTCTGCGGCGTGCCGTATGCAGCGCCAGATCGGA